TTGTGGATATCATACAAATGGAGAGTCAATGACTACACCAACCACCACTACAAAAGACACCGCTGACTTTGTCAGTGGAACTGTTACCTCTCTTGCCAAACGCAAACTAGATGTCGATACGTTACAAAAGTTTGATTATCAAATAGGCACAGCTCATAAAAGACCTGTGCAGATAGCCAACTACTATAACAAAGACCATGAACTAGTAGCACAGAAGCTACGCTACCCTGATAAAAGTTTCCAGTGGATAGGCGAAGTTAAAGACGCTCAGTTATTTGGTCAACACCTATGGCGTGATAAGGGAAGAATGGTTATCGTTACTGAAGGTGAGATTGACGCTCTTTCTGTCTCGAAAGTAAATCAAAATAAATATCCTGTAGTATCAGTAAAGACTGGAGCTAAGGGGGCTAAGAAAGACTTACTTAAAGAGTTAGAATGGCTTGAGGGTTTCGACTCTGTCGTTCTAATGTTTGATAATGATACAGCTGGTAAAGAGGCTGCCACTGAATGTGCAAAAATCTTCTCACCAAACAAGGCAAAGATATGTTCATTGCCTTTGAAGGACGCAAACGAAATGTTGTGTGCTAATAAAAGCCAACAACTTATTGACTGCGTTTGGTCAGCTAAGGCTTACCAGCCTGATGGCATTGTAGCTGGTGCTGACCTTTGGGAAGATATTAGAAAAGAAGAAAGCTACGTCACTGTTCAGTATCCATTTGAATGTCTTAACACTAAGACACATGGACTGCGTAAAGGTGAGCTAGTTACTATCACTGCTGGTAGTGGTGTTGGTAAGTCTAGTTTCTGTAGACATGTTGCACTTCATTTATTAAAAGAAAATTTTAGTGTTGGTTACATAGCACTAGAAGAATCTATTAAGCGTAGTGCACTAGGTATTATGGGAATAGAAATGAAGAAGCCACTACACTTAGACCGCAAAGGTGTTGATGATAAGAAACTAAAAGAAGTATTCGACAGCACTGTGGGTGGTGGTAAGTTTTATTTATACAATCACTTTGGCTCGACAGCCAGTGACAATTTAATATCTAAGATAAGATACTTAGCTAAAGGTTGCGGCGTTGACTTCGTAATACTTGACCACTTACACATGGCTCTATCAGCCGTTGGTGATGAGACCACAAGTGACGAGCGTAAACTTATAGATTATACAGTATCAAAGCTTAGGACTCTAGTAGAAGAGACAGGCATAGGACTTATACTTGTATCTCATCTTAAGAGACCTGAAGGAAACAAAGGCTATGAGGATGGGGTCGCAGTCTCTATGAATAGTTTACGTGGCAGTGCGTCAATCGGTCAGTTATCTGATATGATAATAAGTATGTCTAGAGACTTACAGTCAGACAAGAACTTGGCTCAGGTTAACGTGTTGAAGAATAGGTTTAGTGGAGAGACAGGCAAAGCTTGTACACTCTACTATGATTTAGAAACAGGATGTTTACGGGAGACAGATGGAGATGTACAGGACGACTTCTAACATGGAATATAAATCAGTACAATGGACACAATTAATAATGAAAGCTTTAGCTGAGACTGAAGAGACAAATCATATTATTCAAATACCAATAGGCACTGAGCTAGCAGAAAACTTATTAAACAACGCATTAGATATGTTAGTAGAAGAGGGAGACGCAAGGGCACTTCAAATAGAAGTGGTCAAACACTCTGTACACTAATGGAAAAGAAAAGATACTTACCCAAACTAGACCTTATCAAGCATGACTTCGTTATGGTCTATTGGGTTGATATAGAATCTGATAGTAACTGGCGTGAGGTCAATGACCTTATTACTGATGAGTTACCTATCTGTATTTCCAGTGGCTGGTTAATTAAAAAAGACAACAAGGTGACTAGACTTGCTAGTGACTTCAACATAGATAGTGATGGTAAGATAAAAGATATCGGGAACACCACTATCATTCCGACTTGTGTAATACAAAAAATAATTAAAATAAAATTATGAAAAAAAATGACAAGGGGCACTGGGCTGAGTTGTTCGGCAAGGCGTGGTTAATTGAGCAAGGTTACTGGGTATTCACTAACGTTGCACCGCAAGGTGTAATTGACTGTGTTGCTATTAATCGAAAGACCTATGAATGTGTCTACATTGATTTCAAATGTGCATACTACAACCCAAAGGGATGGGTCACTTCACGTATTACAAATAAATTAGGAAATAAACTTGGCGTTAAAATTGTTTATGTTTGTCCTGAAACTAAAAAGGTTTGGTTTAAGCGTGACCTAAAAGAATATAGAAAACAGTTAAGCAAAGGAGAACATTTTAAATGAAGAGGAGATACGTATTTGACATTGAGTCTAATGGACTTATGGACGAAGCAACTAAGGTACATTGTATTATATTGTATGATATAGACAAAGATGAAATGATACATGTAGCTAACGACGAAGCTATTAAGTTAATGAAGCGTGCTCAGTTATTAATTGGACATAACATAGTTAAGTTTGATTTACCTATGTTAAAAAAGTTTTATGGTTTTGAACCTAAAGGAGAAATATTTGATACCATTATTGCTACACGTTTATTATTTCCTGACATTAGAGACGCAGACTTTAAGCGTGGTAATGACTTTCCCACTAAGCTTATAGGTAGACACAGTCTTGAATCATGGGGACACCGCATTGGTAAATACAAAGCACAAATAGAAACAGACTGGCAGACATTTACCCCTGAGATGTTGGAGTATTGTAAGCAAGATGTACTTGTTAATGTTGGTTTATATCGAGCAATAGAAAAGAAAGGATACTCTGATAAAGCAATGAGACTAGAGCATGACGTGGCTAAACTTGTGTTTAAACAAGAGCAGTATGGTTTTATGTTTGATGAAGACAAAGCTAAAAAACTATATGGTAAGCTAGAGTCTAGACGCTTAGACATAGAAGAAGAACTACAAGAACTGTTTCCACCTATAATTAAAGAGACAACATTCATACCTAAAGTTAACAACAAGACTAGAGGGTATGTTAAGGGGCAACCGTTTATTAAAAAACACAAAGAAACATTTAATCCATCTAGTAGACAACACGTATCACAAAGACTGATAGATAAGTATGACTGGAAACCTGATGAGTATACAACTGATGGTAAGCCTAAGGTTGATGACCCAGTATTAAATAGTTTAGATTATCCTGAGGCAAAACTTCTCGCTGAACATTTCCTTTTAGATAAAAGGATTGGACAGTTAGCCACAGGTAATCAGGCGTGGTTGAAGCTTGTTAAAGCTGGCAGACTTCACGGCACTTGCAACACTAATTCAACAGTGACTGCAAGAGCCAGCCATGCCTACCCTAATTTAGCACAAGTACCAAGTGCTCATGCACCTTACGGTAAAGAGTGTAGGGAATTATTTACTACACCATTCAATCGTAAGCTAGTGGGTATAGATGTATCAGCATTGGAAGTCAGAATGTTAGCACACTATATGGCTAAGTTTGACAACGGTGCATACACTAAGGTGGTACTTGATGGTGACATACATACAGAGACACAGAAGCTAGCGGGTCTAGATTCAAGAGACTTAGCTAAACGTTTCTATTATTGTTTCTTGTATGGTGGTGGCGTAAACAAGATAGCTGATGTTACTGGTAAGACAGTGAAGGAAGCTAAACAAGTTAAACAAAGATTTTTAAATAACCTACCAGCCTTAAGTAAACTTATAGAAGCAGTGCAATCAGCAGCGTCCAAAGGATACATCAAAGGTCTTGACGGTAGGAACGTTAAGGTACGCTCAGCACACTCAGCATTAAACACACTACTACAATCAAGTGGTGCATTAGTTTGTAAACGTTGGCTGGTTGAGTTTAATAAAAAAGTACAAGGTTACATGAATGTTAACCAAGTAGTGTGGGTACATGATGAGATACAAGTAGAGTGTGGCTCAGACTGGTCTGACATTATCGGTAAGATAGCTGTTGAGGCTATCGAAGAAACAGGCAAGTACTTTGATTTAAGAATACCACTGACTGGTGAATATAAAGTCGGTGATAACTGGA